TTGTCTCAGTCTAATTTCCAGTTTTTAAGACAGACTAGAACTTACTTTGGGAATTTAGCCGTGTTTCTATTCAGTTGTTTCAAGAACATTGTCCTTTGACAAGTGAATAGAAACGTGGTAAGATATAGGGGAAAATAAGTGTTTCGATAAACCATCGGACAAAGAAAGCCCCCTGCTAACTTCCACATAAGCAGGGGGCTTTTTGACACTATCAATCTTCGTCTAGCCATTTTTCAATGACAAGTAGAAGGATACCGGCCACTAACGGGCCGATGATAGATGAAATAAGTGTTTCTACCATTGGACTTCTCACCTCCCTTCGAGGCGGTATCGTAAGTGCCATTAAATATTATACCACGTTTCTATCAGTTGGATAGGAGCGTTTTTTATTTCGTGGAAAGGAAAGGAGAAAACATGAGTCAACAACATCAAAAATGGCTGGATTTGGTCAAGGAGCGAATGCAGCAAAAAGGATGGAATCGTTCGGACTTGGCTCAAGTGGCAGGTGTATCATCATCTATGATTACCTGACTGCTTAATGAAGGTCATGGAAGTGACGATTTGAAAAAACATATTTCCGACAAGCTTGGTATTCGCGAGCCGTGGGAATTGTTTGAGGGGCGTTAGGAAGGAGAAGGGGATGGAGCTTCAAGAGGTAAAACAAAAACTATCCGAACTTGAAAATCGAATAGCGACGAGAGAAAAGGAAATGGAAGAAGATAGGGTACTTATTCGGTATCTCCAAGGTTATGTTGCAGGTGTGGATTCGTTGTTGAATCAAAATTAAATTTAGGTTGATTCGAGAGAATATCTCTGGCATTTGCTAATACCTTATTCATTTCGTTGCCAATTGCATCGTAATTGGTTAGTGAAGATGAACTTGTTTTTTGTGGTTTAGTTTGTTCGATGATTAAGTCTAGCTTTTCAATGATGATTTCTAATTCAGATTTTGTGTCATCACGTTTGTTTGGCATTATGAAGTTTTTGAAATCTAAAATCATGTTTTTGAGTTTTAATTTCGAATCTTCGATAGTCGAAACATCTGTGTCATAAAATACAGTACGCTTTGAAATCACATCAAACGGCAAACGCTGGTCGTGCTTGATGATTGGCACTACTGGAAGGCCTAGTGCTTGGCGGTATCCAAATTCATAAAATGCATTTGCATTGTACCCAGTCAAATCAGCAATAACTAAATCATCATTTTTCAAATGGTTGAGTATAGATTCGTTGATATCACCGTTGGTAGTTTCTCTATCAACTCTAATGACCTGAATATTTAATTCAGAACAAACAGGCTCGATTAGATAAGTGAACACTTTGTCAGCGTGGATTCTTTCTTGCGATCCAGCTTGACCTATTGCAGTGACAACAAAGCAAGTTTTATTAGACATTATTATACTCCAATCGTTTTATTTTTATTATAGCAAATTTTATCACGTTGGAAAGGAATTTTATGAACGAAATTATCAACGTTAGTGTGAATGATAATCAAGAGCCTGTTGTGTCTGGTCGGCAGTTGCATGAGGCTTTGGGGGTTAATTCACGATATACAACTTGGTTTGAAAGAATGACCGAGTATGGATTTGTCGAAGGTCAGGACTTTCTCCCAAATTTGGGAAAAAGTACGGGAGGTCGTCGAGCGGTTGACCATATTATCAAGCTGGACATGGCCAAAGAAATTGCTATGCTCCAACGGACTGAGCGAGGCAAGCAGGTTCGTCAGTACTTCATCCAAGTTGAAAAGGACTTTAACAGTCCAGAGAAGATTATGGCTCGCGCTCTGCTATTGGCTGACAAGAAGGTACATCAGCTGGAAGCACAGATTGAGGCGGACAAGCCCAAGGTGCTATTTGCAGATGCTGTGAGTGCTAGTCACTCATCTATCTTGGTTGGGGACCTAGCTAAGCTAATCAGCCAAAACGGCTTTAAAATCGGCGCAAATCGCTTGTTTGCGTGGTTGCGTGAGAATGGCTATCTGATTAAGCGCAAGGGCAGTGATTGGAATATGCCAACGCAGAAGTCTATGGAACTAGGCCTGTTTGAAATCAAAGAGACGACTATCACACATGCTGACGGTCATATCTCGATTAGCAAAACTGTAAAAGTTACTGGCAAAGGTCAGCAGTATTTTATCAATAAATTCTTGGCTGATGATGTTGCTTGAAAAACAAAAAAACCACTGCGGGAACAGTGGCTTACTAAAAAAATCACTTAAATTATAACACAGAAAGGAAAAATTAGCTATGGATATAGCAGAATATCATAAATCGATGATTGAAGCCATAGCAAATGACTTGTTTGATAAAGTCTCAGAACTGATAGAGATGCATAACAAGGATGTGTGGCTTACCCAACAGGAATTGATGGACCGAGAAGGTATTTCGTGGCAGGAAGTGAAAAAAATGGAACGCTTCGGCTTGCAGTCTATCAAGCAAGGGAAGTACAAGAAGTACTGTCTTGCAGATGTTAACGAAGTAAAACACTTGATGAAGAAATAAGGCGCTGGGGAGTGCTTAAATAAAAAAACAACTAGGAGTTTAGAATGACAGAAACAATTTTTGACGCTATTGCAAGTGTATCAGTATTTGCTCTGCCGATGTTGGCAGTAGGCATTGTGGAGCAACGGAAGGCTGAGAAAAAGCGGATGTGTGAAGAATTTGAAGAAATTCGGCGCAGAGACTACCTGTACGGCTTTAAAGCAGGTATGGGGTATCCAGAGTACCTGCGACATTGAAAAAGCTCGTAACGGGCTAAAGAGAGACGCTCAGCAAGTGGATAAGGAGTGGAAAAGATATGCAGAAATGGTTGGCTAATTTTTTAAAACAAGAAAAACCTGCTATCCCACGTCCGCTTTACACACTAGAGCAGGAAAATCAACTATTGCATGACATGGTCCGTGAAATTGCTGAACAACGAAATGAATACCGTATCGAAAATCAGCGGCTAAGGGATGAGAATGCTGTGTTGAGGAGGATTTTGGAATATGACAGCGATTGATAACACGCTTCAGCGAGGAATTGTTGAAGTTTAGGAGGTTTGGATAGTGCAATATATCTTTCAGAAATACATATGAGAATTATACGTCTATAAACAATGCTTGTTTGCAAGATGAAAGGTTAGAACCAGCCACAATTGGCATATTAGCGGTAATTTTATCGAACAAACCTGATTGGGTTGTATATCCTGAGGAAATAGCAAAAAGAATGGGAGTTAGCAGACAGTTTGTTAACAAGCATTTCAAAATACTAGAAGAAGCTGGCTACCTATTTGTGATTAAAAAAGGCGCTGGTCGAGCTAAAGGAGTAACTCCTTTTCGATTTTTTAACGACAAACCTTTCACTGATAAATTTAAGGAATATATCCAGCAGAAACTAGATGAAGAGTTATCCACAGGTAATAACGCTCAATGATTTACAACTGTTAAGTTTTACACTTTTGTAAAATACAACAGTTGAAAGTTACATTTTTGTAAAATACAACAGTTGTATCTGTGCCACTAATAAATACTAACTATATAACAAGTACTAACCTTAATAATAATCTAGGGGCTATCGCCCACTAATAAACAATAAGAGGCTAAAGCCTCTAACTAACTTAAAAACAAACTAATCGTTATATATAAATAATATATATATATATATATATATATATATAGGGATTTACAGAAGTTATCCACAGGAGGAAAATCATGAAAAGATTTGAACTACGTGAAAATTTAGTCTGGCAACGTGCCACGGCAGGAGAGAAGGAAAAGCTACTGGATACAGGTCTAGCTGATAAGGCAGGATACATCCGCCTTGTCAGAGAGCTAGGTAGAAAGTATGTGGCCTAGGAGGTGCGACATGGACGGTACTTACCCATGGTTTGACTATGACCGTGACTATCTACAACCTGAGGAACCGAGACAGGTACATGATCCTGATGAATGGGTGTTCAGAGGCGGTCAATGGATTTATGTAGGGGATGCATAATGACAGAGGAATTACTAGATACAATCCGACGGCTGAGGTGTGATTATTTCCACCTAGGCCGAGAGCTGGGCAAGATTATCAACGAACAACAGGACTTGATATTTGCCTTGAAACGAGAAAATAAACGCTTAGAGCGTGAATATTGGAATTTGAAACAGACGAAAAGGAGAAAGAAATGAGTAATCTTGCAGTTATTCAAAAAGATATTACAGATGCCGTGAATGCGAAAGTGTCGCAGATGCAGAACGAAGGCTTGGTAGTAGCACCAAACTACGCACCGGCAAATGCTTTGAAGTCAGCATTTTTTGCCATGACCAACAGCCCAAGCGGGAACTTGCTTGAAAAGTGTTCGAAAGAAAGTATTGCTAATGCCTTGCTTGACATGGTTGTTCAAGGGTTAAGTCCAGCAAAGACCCAATGCTACTTCATTCCATATGGGAATACATTAAAAATGACACGGTCCTACTTTGGGACTATGAAGGTTGTCAAGCAACTGTCCAACGTGAAAGATATTTGGGCAGAGGTGGTCTTTGAAGGGGATGTACTTAAAATTCGCAATGATAATGGGCGCAAGGTTCTTGAAAGCCACGAAACAGATTGGACCAACCAAGATAATGCAATTATCGGTGCTTACTGCATCATTGAAAAAGTGGACGGTGAGCGAATTTTGACAGTCATGACCAAGAAAGAGATTGATCGCAGCTGGCAACAGTCGAAAAATAAATCTGTGCAAAATGCCTTCCCTCAAGAAATGGCAAAACGTACTGTTATCAATCGTGCAGCCAAGCAATTCTTCAATACGTCGGATGATAGTGACATCTTGATTGAAGCTGTTAATCGGACAACTGAAAATGAATTTGATGACAATCGTCAAATCAAAGAAGCAGAGCCAGTTCAATCAGCTGGGCAGGATATCTTGGATAAGATGACCGGCAAGACTGTTGCTGAAGAACCTGCAGAAGATGCAACTATTTCCGAAGCGGAAACTGTTGAAGAAGCAGGAGTGGATATTTCCAAAATGGAAACAACCGAGCAGGTCATCGATGCCGAAACGGGCGAAATCTTAGAAGAGGAGGAACCGTTCTAATGTCTGAAGAACTATCTCTATTTGACAATCTGGAAAGTATGGCACCAGTTCCGACAGCGACAGTATTAGATTTTGACTTTGAATTCACACCAGCCCAAATCACTATCGTGGGCAAGGATTTGTTGGAGCAGGCACTTACTGGATACGTTGAAAAATACAAGAATTACACCGTCACGGCAGAAACATTTGAAGACGATGCCAAGGTCCGAGCTGAGTTAAACAACCTGCAGAAGAAGGTCAAGTCAGCTGTTAAAGAGAAACTGGCAGATTACAACAAGCCCATCGACGAAGTCAAGGCTTGGGCGGACGGCTTGTTAGAACCCATCGCCGAAATAGGCAAGTCGATTGACGAAGGTGTGAAGGCATTTGAAGAGCAGGAACGACTTAAACGCGCCAAAACCATTGAGGAGCTATTCCAGAAAGCTATTGCAAGCACAGAAAAAGACATTGACATCCGTTTGTTCAGCAAGTATTTTGATGAATTCTCTAAGAAAACATGCTTCATGGCTGACAATGTTCGTCCCAATAAAGCCACAGTCAATATGGTTGCCAGCTTGGTAGAGGAAGAAGTGGCCAAGAAGGAAGAATATGAGTCAGCACTAATCAAAATTACTGAAGCAGCCGCCAAAGCAGACTTTGGTCCAGCTCCTTACGTACGTAATTTTGAACAGGGAGCAAGCTTGGCTGACATCTTGCAGGCAATCGCTGATGATAAAGCCTTGGCTGATAAGACTCGTGAAGAAGTTAGGCGCAAGCAACAACTGGCAAAACGGATCGAAGAGATGACTGCTATTGCAGAAAGCAAGGGACTAGATTCGAAAAAGTATGCTGCTATGCTCAATTCAGGGACATCTGCGCTTACAGTACATGAGGAGCTTGTTAATGACGCAAGAAAATGGCAAGAAGAGCAGGACCGAATGGAGCAGGAATTCCTAGCTCAACACGGAGCTGTTTGCGGAAACGTTCAAAATCGTCAAAATTCTGACGAAATTCAACGAGAAAATATGTCTGAGGGCAAATATACCTCCGAACAAAAAAACGCGTCAGAGGACAAAATAGAGCTGAATAAGAAGGTGGTCAAATGGCAAGGTGATTTCAGAATTACTTTCCCAGACGGAGAGACCGCTAAGTTATTCGGTGGTAAGGGCGGTTTGTATGAACGGCATGGGATAGTTGTTGAGAAATTAGGAGAATGGGTAAAAATCAATGACTAAACTAACTGAAGAAAATTACTACCAAGACCGTCAATGGTTGTCTAATTCTCGCTTTAAGGCTTATATGGACTGCGAAGCGAAAGCTAAAGCCATTGATGACAAGGAGTGGACGGACAAGTGTGATGATACGGCTTTGCTTGTCGGAAATTACGTTCATACCTACTTTGAATCCGAGGAAGCTCACGCCAATTTTGTTGACGCCAACAAAACTGGGATGATTTCGAGCCGTGGAGCGACTAAGGGAGAGCTGAAGAAAGAGTTCCAAGTTGCCCAGAACATGATTGATGCTCTGAAAGATGACAAAGATTTCTTGCCTCTCTATCACGGCAACCCAGGTGATGATGTCCGCAAGGAAATGATTTTAGAAGGCGAAATTTTCGGTATCAAGGTCAAGGGTAAGGTGGATAGTATCAACTTGACTGAGGGCTATTTTGTGGATCTGAAAACTATGAAGACCATCCGCGGTCTTGAATGGTCCGATGTGGAACGAAAGAAAATTCCTGGAGCCGGTGCTAACATTTTGGGCTTCCGCTATGATGTCCAATTGGGGCTGTACCAGGAATTGTTACGACAAATGGGCTATCCAAATTTTGTACCGCTCGTCGTCGCAGTCAGTAAGGAAGACGTGCCTGACAAAGCAGTTATCACACTTTCACAGTATCGCTTGGATGAAGGTCTGCAATTCTTCGAGAACAATGTCGAGCGTGTTGCAGGTATTATTGCAGGCGAAATCAAGCCGAAAGGTTGCGGAAATTGTGACTACTGCCGCAGTAAGCGAACCTTGGACCGTGTAATCAATTTGGATGATTTGATTGCGGGGATATTTTAGAAAGGCGCTTTAAATGACAAATTTTGACGAAAAAATGAAGCAGTTGAAGGAAGAATCTATAGCTGAATTTTCTCTGGTAGCTGGAACAATTGGTGAAGCTAGAGAGTTGATCGAATTGGTCAAAAGTAACGGCATCAAATGGTTCAGCGGAGAACCAATTGAACATATGTCTGAATATATTTATAAAAAAATGCAAACATACCCAGAAAAAAGATTTGTCCTAAATTTCCGAAATGGTTTCAACCTGAAGAAACAATTGACAATCTTTTGTACCTGGGAACAAAGATAACGTGCCGTGAACCACGAAAAAAGCGAACTAGAAAGCGTGTCAATTGGAAACAATCAGTTGACAGTTGGACGATAGCGGCTGCCCGTATTTAGCCAAACTCACACAATGGCAGTCGCTGGATTTTGGAAAAATGAAAAAAACAGCAATTTTAAAAACACCTTTTACATTAGAGACGAACAAGGAAAAGCAAAGTCTCAAAATTGTTGGTGACACTCACTGGAAAATAAGTGCAGAATTTGTGAAGCAAGAACACCAACTTTCATTGGACGAGAACGGAGATATGTTCGAACCGGAATATAGACTCGTCTTAGAAGCTGAATTTCCCGATAAACTTATTCTCGATGGTGCTTATACAGCAAAAGAGATTAGCAAGGACATTAAAGAAATCCAAACCTTGGTTGAGTTCATCGAAGAAAATAAAAAGAATTTGTTTGATGAATTGGGATTCCATGGAGTCATACTATGAAGTTGATTATACCTATCGAACCCAAACCGCAGAGCCGTCCAAGAGCTGGAAGACGAGGTAAACACGCAACTGTCTATGAAGACGGAAAGATGGTTGCGTGGCGGAAAAAATGCACTGAGTTTGTTAGACAGAATTACAATGGTCCATATTTTGATGGGGCAATCAAGGTAGATATGACATTCTACATACCTGCTCCGAAGTCTATGTCGGAACCGCCTAAACCACGGTCTAAGGCCAAGAAAGTACAACAGTATGATGACTTCATCAATGAGCGGATTTACGTAGATAAAAAACCAGATTTAGATAATCTGGAAAAAGCGGTTTATGACAGCATCAGCAAGGCTGGCAATGTTTGGACGGATGATAACATCATTGTCGAACATACAACGAGAAAGGTGTACAGTCCTAGACCGAGGATTGAGATTGAAGTGGAGGAAGTTGGATGAAAGACTACCAACCATTACTGTTTTTTGGTACTTTATGGCTCATCATATTATTTGTAGCTATGCTGAAAATCAGAGATCTAAGTCATGAAGTGGATGAATTAAAAACTAAAGACCCCATCATCATCTACCAAGTAGACAATACCGGCACAGAGATGTTCGGCAAAGTCACAGCTAAAGATGTGGTTGACGGTCATTACTATGTCGAGGTTAAGCCGTATGGTAAGTTCCTAGTGACCAAGGAGCAGTATGAGGAAATTGAAATCGGGCAGGAGATGCCTGAGTGGTTGAAAGGACGGAAAGAATGAAATTTCTTGACCTATTTGCTGGTATTGGTGGTTTCCGTCTTGGTATGGAACGAGCCGGGCACGAATGTGTCGGTTTTTGCGAGATAGACCCATTCGCCAGAAAGAGCTACAAGGCGATACATGATACGGAAGGAGAATTTGAATTCCATGACATTACAAGAGTCACAGATGAGTCTGTTCGAGGAATCGGACGTGTGGATGTTATCTGTGGAGGATTTCCGTGCCAGGCTTTCAGCATTGCTGGAAAGCGAGCAGGATTTGAGGATACTAGAGGGACTTTATTCTTTGAGATTGCTAGGTTCGCATCTATTCTCAGACCTAAATATCTATTCCTTGAAAACGTCACAGGACTCCTCAACCACGACAACGGAAATACATTCGAGACCATCCTCGGAGCATTGGATGAACTGGGGTATGATGCGGAATGGCAAGTGTTCAACAGCAAGAATTTTGGAGTCCCCCAGAACAGAGAGCGGGTGTTTATTATCGGACATCTTAGAGGAGCAGGTGGAGGAGCGTTTTTTCCTTTCGGAAGAGGCGACAAGGAAATTGGTAGCCTACAAGGACAATCAACAAATACCATTACCGCCAGGTACGGAGAAGCACAAGGGAGCGGGTCGTACATTATTGAGGGTCAACAGCCGAAAATCATCCAACGAGGCCACGGNTACAATCAAGGTGGAGAACACGATACAGCACCTACATTAACTAGCAATAGCTGGCAGGAAAATAACTTGTTAGCCATCAAAGAGGCAACTACCAAAGGTTATTCTGAGGCAACGGTTGGTGATTCTATCAATCTGTCACATCCCAATTCTGCCACACGACGGGGACGTGTTGGGAAGCAGATGGCGAATACTCTCTTGACAGGCGAGGAGCAGGGTGTTGTTGTGTATGATTTTTACAACCGGAACATCAAAGACGAGGTTGGCACCCTAACAGCTAGTGGTCACCAAGGAAATACCAAAGCAGGGACATTCGGCATATTAGATGGTATCCGCATCCGCAAACTGACACCTCGCGAGTGTTGGAGGTTGCAAGGTTTTCCAGATTGGGTGTTTGACAAAGCTCAGGCAGTAAATAGTAATAGCCAGCTATATAAACAGGCTGGCAACTCAGTCACAGTTAATGTGATTGAGGCGATAGCAAAACGATTGGAGTAAACAGATGAATAACATAATTGAAAACGTAAAGATAACCAAAACTTTCTTGGGCAGAGAAGACCACGGAATTTTAACTTGTTATCTGACTGTTGAGGGATATGGATTTGGAGTATCTATTGGAGGATACTGCCTAGATAAATACGACGAACACAAGAAAAAACGAGTAGCTTTTCACAAGAGCTTTGAGCTGATAGACCGTATCTTGGAGGTTGCCGGTGCAAATAGCTGGGAAGAACTGCAAGGGAAGTATATACGTGTTAAGAGTAACGGTTTTGGAGGTAGAGTAACGAAGATTGGAAATCTTATTAAAGATGATTGGTTGGACTTTGATACCTTTTTCAAGGAGTAAACAGATGAATAAACAGGAAGCGATAGAGATTATTGAGCAATCAAAAATAAAAATAGCTAACAGAGGGAGGGTAATATTTAAAGCAGGCGAAATTATAGGAGGATGTGTCCAGGTCGATTATGTACCACTTGAAGTTGTTGTGAACACGACTTGTTTTTGCAGCAGCTCAAAGCTCATGCGGTTTCAATCAAAACACTTTGCGGGAGAATCAGTTGTGGCATCTACATTGTTGTGACTATAACGAACCAGTATATGAAGTGGCAAAGCAAATCAACCTTGATGACATTCAAGACGAAAGCTACAGAGCCTATTTTCAAGAAGTAAAGGCTAAAGGTGATAAGTATTATTCGGAGGAAGAAGAGAATCGATGAATGGTTACGAGTTTATGGCCCAGCATCCATTTTTGACCGCATTTATTGTGTGGGTAGCCTGTGCCTATTTCGCAGAGTGCATCAAGTATCTATCTGGTTACAAGGAGCAGAAAGATGAACAAAAGAATCAAGAAAAAGAAAGCTAAGCAGGAAGAGTTGAGAAGACAGAAAGAACTTGAACAGCTGATTCGATGGTTGAATGAAAATGATATTTCGTTTGAACAGATTGCCCAAAATGTCGCTATCTGTTGTGCACAAGTGATTGATGGATTATCCAAAGCAGTCATTACATTTGCAGAGGGAGTAGGAAGGTTGGTAAATTCTATTGATTGTAGCAGAATTGGACACGAAGAAGACGATAGAGAAAGCAGAGAGCACTCTTGAAAAGTACAAAATGTGGCGAAACATTGCTAATGATTTTCAGGAACAGAAGATTACTCAGCAATACACTTTTGAGCCTAGACAAAGTGTTTCAAAACCAAATCAACAAGTTGAGAAATTGGCCCTTAATCATGTCGAGGCAGTTAATGAGCTAGAAGCCATAGAATATTCGGTTTCACATATTTTACAGCCAGAGCTAAGATTGATACTGATTTTTAAATATCTCAAACCCTATCCAACACCCAGGGAAGAAATCATGAAAAAAATCGGTTATGAGGAAACTCGCTATCATGAATTACTTAATTTAGCATTGATTTCATTTGCAGAGATTTATCGTAAGGGCATCTTACTAGTTGAAAAACGGAGTTTGGGCGGAGTTTGAGCGAAGTTTAAACGGATTAAGACCGCAGGTAAAATACAATTTTCAATGCTAAAATAGTAGTACGAGACAACAGGAACTAGGCAGGCATTGACCTGTCTTTTTTTGATTGGAGGTGAGCAAGTGCGGTCTGTCGAACCTATTCGGAACGTTGATGATATCGAACGTATCAAAGATTATCTGAAAGAGAGAAACGAGCGAGATTATATCTTGTTCATGTTTGGAATTTACTCTGGCATTCGGATCAGTGACTTCCTTGGCTTGAAAGTCAAGGATGTTAGGGGTGATAGGGTGTTTGTGGTTGAGAAGAAGACCAAGAAAGCCAAGCCATTTGCCATCAATCCAAAGCTAAGAAAAGCCCTAAATCAATACATAGAAAATAAAGAACTGAAAGATTATGACTTTCTATTTCCGAGTAGAAAGCGTGACAAGAGGAATGGTGTTCAGTTTGCACCAATCCAGCGGAAGACAGCATGGGAGATTGTCAAGAAAGCTGGTCAACATATCGGTCTGGAAAACCTTGGTAGTCATTCCATGAGGAAAACATTTGGATATCATTACTATATCCAGACACATGATGTGGTCACATTACAAAAAATATTCAACCACTCAACTCCAACAATAACCCTGATTTACATTGGTTATCAGCAGGATGAATTGGATGAGGCAATACTGACGTTTGACTATTGAATGTAACAAAATAAAAGCATGTTACTTTCATTTTTTTAGAATGCGGTTGAAGTCTTGAAGTATCTAGCTTGGAATAGATTATAGCGAACGTAACAGAATATAAGATATGTTACTTTCAACAGGCGTTTCGGGAGGTAAATAATGGCTGAAACTAGACCAGATAGAAGTGGTCCGCATCGGGTAGCTTTTGAGAAGAACAAGAAGGTAATTCTTAAGACAAGAAATACATGTGGCATCTGCGGAAACCTCGTTGATAAGTCATTAAGTTATCCGCATCCATTAAGTCCTGTGATTGACCATATCATCCCTGTCAATCGCAACGGACATCCATCGGACATTAACAATCTTCAACTTGCTCACTGGCAATGCAATCGGCAGAAGTCCGATAAACTATTTGCTGACGATAAGGTAAATGGAACGAAAGTTGTTGGCAATCGAAATTTACCACAAAGTATGAATTGGACGAAGTACCGAGGTTGAGAACATAGGGGGGTACCACCCTCCCCACCGCCTCGGCAGAGCTTCACGCCGTCACTGTGCAATTTTTCATTCGAGAGAAAAAAAGTCAGAGGAGGAAATAATGTATAAAAAATGTAGCACTTGTGGGATAAAAAAAGAATTAACTAAAGACAACTTTCCTGCTCGAAGAAACTCTAAGAGCGGATTTGATGGAAGGTGCAAGGATTGTAGAAAAGTATATGACAAGATTAGGTATGAGAAAAATCGTGAAAAATTAATTGCAAAAGGTAAGGAGTATTATCGAAAGCACATTGAGGAAAGAAGAAAATACGGTAGAGAATATTATGCTCAGAACACCGATAAGTGCAAGTCTTCTTCTAAAAAATGGGATACAGATAATCCGATCCAACGTAGGATAATCAATGAGAAATCAAGGACTAAAAAATATGGTGGAGATACCACATTGACTAAAGAGGAATGGGAATGCACACTTGATTATTTTGAGCATTCCTGTGCATATTGTGGAATGACTAGGGATGAGCACTTTGATTTATTTAATGAACAGCTACACCATGAACATATCATGCCAGTAGATAATGCTGGAGCTTATAGTAAGAATAATGTTGTTCCTGCTTGTCGTCCGTGTAATTGTTCTAAAGCAGGACGTGATTTTAGTTTGTGGTACAAGAATTTTAAGTATTATAGTTCCACTCGAGAAGCTAGAATTTTAGAATACATGGAAGGCGGATGATATGGAATACAAAGGAATAGGATACCTCAGACGAAAACTAAACGAGGTCAAACCTCGAGTGGAGATGAGGTACAAGCAGTATGCTATGCAGCATAGAGATAGTTCGTTTGGAATTACAATCCCACCAAACATTCGTCAGCGGTATCGGTCGGTCTTGGGCTGGTGTGCGAAAGGTGTGGATAGCTTAGCGGACAGATTGGTTTTCCGTGAGTTTGACAATGACCAGTTTCAAGTCAATGATATTTTTCAGCAGAATAATCCAGATGTCTTTTTCGACTCTGTGGTTCTATCGTCCTTGATAGGTTCGTGTAGTTTTGTCTATCTGTCAAAAGTCGAGGACAGGGTACGTCTGCAAGTCATTGAGTCCAGCAATGCGACAGGTATCCTAGACCCAATTACGGGGCTATTGACCGAAGGCTATGCGGTCTTACAACGGGACGACAATGGCAACCCGAAACTTGAGGCCTACTTTACGGCAGATTATACAATTTATGTTTCAGGTGGTACTTTTACGCCTGTCGCCAACCCGACAGGTCGTCCGTTACTGGTGCCAGTCATTCACAGGCCGGATGCAGTTCGTCCGTTTGGTCGTAGTCGGATAACTCGTGCAGGTATGTACTATCAATCGTATGCTAAGAGGACTTTGGAACGTGCCGATGTGACAGCTGAATTTTATTCCTTCCCGCAAAAATATGTTTTGGGCACAAGCCAAGATGCGGAACCAATGGATAAATGGAAAGCGACTGTGACAAGTCTCTTGGAATTTACTAAGGATGACGATGGTGACGCGCCGAGCATTGGACAATTTACCACGGCAAGCATGAGTCCATTTACGGAGCAGTTGCGGACGGCAGCGGCTGGTTTTGCTGGTGAGATGGGTTTGACTTTGGATGACCTTGGTTTTGTGTCGGACAATCCGTCTTCGGTGGAAGCAATCAAAGCTAGTCACGAAAATTTACGATTGGCAGGCCGAAAAGCACAACGCAGTTTGGGCAGTGGTTTGCTGAATGTAGCTTATGTTGCTGCATGCTTGCGTGATGAGTATCCGTTTTTGAGAGAACAGTTTGTCAAGACTATTCCAAAATGGGAACCACTCTTTGAAGCAGACGCAACAACGCTGACAATGCTAGGGGACGGTGCTATTAAAATCAATCAGGCTTTGCCAGGTTATATCACGGCAGAAACGATCCGTGATTTGACAGGTATTGTTGGAGATAGTGAGTCTAAACCAGTGATTCCAGAGGTAACAGCGAATGGAACGTGATATTTTACCAGACTTGCTAAAGGAAGTGCAGGACAAGTTTGAAGCATCCTATGGTAAGAGTGAGGTTGTCCGTCGTGCTTTTGAGGAGTTGAAAAAGAAGAGGGCGACCTATGCCACAGCAAATGATTTTGCTCTGGAGGTTGGGGACATTCTGGCAGACGCTCTCAGTTCGTCTGTAACGGGCGATAAGTTGCCAGACGGTAAAATGTACTACAACATAGCTCAAAGGCTACTGACGGACACGCTAGGGCGGAATTTCGAGCTTCTGAGCGGTTATGCTAGTCAAGTTCAGGAGGATTTGAATAGTTCTGCCAAGATTGGTCTACAGGTGCAGGTGCCAGAAATCAATCAGGACAGGATTGACGGGCTTGTCAATCGCTTGTCCTCCGAAGATGAATTTTCTAAGGTCGCTTGGATGTTGCAGGAGCCGATTGTGAACTTTACGCAGTCGATTGTGGATGATAGTATCAAGGCTAATTCGGATTTTCATGCTAAGGCAGGATTGACTCCTAAGGTTGTCAGAAAAGAAAGTGGTAATTGTTGTAAATGGTGTAGGGCTGTTGTTGGGGTTTATAACTATCCAGATGTTCCAAAGGATGTTTGGCGGAGGCACAATCGGTGCAGGTGTACTGTTGATTATCACCCAGGAAACGGTAAAAAACAGAATGCACACTCAAAACGTTGGTCTGATCCTTTAAAAAATGCTAAAATAGAGGAAAGGAAGCGCATCGGACTTCTAGTTCAAGCTGGCGCAAAGAATTATGTTCGTGACGATTCAAATGACATGCTTTTGCCAAAGGATTTTATCAAGGCAGAAAAACATGCTTATTTAACCTACGACAGGATAAAAAACAGCAATCAAGATTTGGAAAAGCGTAAAATCTATTCGAACATTGGGAAGTTCAAAGAAATGAATGGCTTTTCAAAAGATGATGTTGATAAAGCGTTCGATCATGTGTTTAATAATGTTCATGAGTTGAATTTTGGGAAGGGGTTATTTCCCCCAGACATTGACATGGCTCAATCATGGGAGAGATTGATTTCTGGAAAAAACATCCAACCGCATGATTTGATTTTGCTGAAGCATGAACGCTTAGAACATGATTATATGTATGTGACTAGTAAGTTGGATTATGATACAGCTCACAAAAAAGTAGATGAATTATTTAATTACTCCGAAGCTGTCAATGAATTTAAAAAGAAAGGGTAAAGGTATGTATTTAAGATTTGTTTTGATAGATATTGGTGACGATGGTTTTTATCACTATGAGATTTACCCTGAAAACAAGGAGGAGCATAAGCAAACGCTTGTTTTCAACCCTGAAACGAAAGATATTCGTGTAAATACATTTGACGATGCCAACATGAAGTATTTTGGGAAGTTTTTACAAAATTTTAAAGACCAAGACGGGAACTATCATAAAGAGTTGTCGTTTGGGTGGGGATAAGCATTTGGGAGGTTATTATGGCAAAGGATGATTATCCAGTCATTGTCTACCAGATACTAGCTTATCTTTACAATTGTTTGAAGAAAGATATTGCGGTGGACACTACTTATCTGGTAGCTCAAGGGAAGTTGTTCACGATTAGTTCGACTTACTGGCGATTTGTAATGTACAATCTTTTGACAGAGGGGTACATTGATGGTATTACTTTGTCAAAGGTTTGGGGGGAGAAGTATCCGTTGGTTGAGGGGCTTGAAAACATTGGTATCACTCCAGCAGGTATTCAATATCTGACGGATAATAGCTTTATCAAAAAAGCTACGGATCTTCTTAAGGATACCAAGTCCATTATTCCATTTATCTAATCTGGCATCTGAGAAATCGGGTGCTTTTTTGTTGCAGAAAAAATTTTTCAAAAACCTCTTGACTTTTTGTGGCACAAGTTATATTATATTGTTGTGGCACAGAAAGTAGGTGATGAAATGAGTCCACGAACAGGAAGACCTAAGAGTGAAAAACCACTTAATGTCGAAGTTAAGGCAAGAATTGATGCAGAGTTAAATAAACAACTGGAAGATTATTGTCTACAAAAAAAGACCACTCGTACCGAGGTGGTCAGAAAAGGCATAAAGTTAGTTTTAGGTCTTGAAGAAAACAAATAACGCATAACTCCTCTCCGCCAAGATTGCAGTTATACGTTATCGCCCGAAAGAAACTCTTTCTGAAATCATTATATCAGAAACGAGCTTCTTTGTCATACCCAAAGGAGTTTTTTTGGTATGGTGAAAAAAGTTTTGAAAATCGCTTGACAAATGTCGACAATAGTTTTATTATACTTATGTCGGCAAAAGTGAGGTGATGAACTTGACTGACAAAAAGAAAATGGGGCGACCTACTAGCGACCCTAAGACTGTTAAGTTGACTGTTAGAATTAACGAGGAAACGAACAAAACTTTGGAAGAATATTGTAAGAATAATAATGTTTCCAAAGCTGACGGTGTTAGAGAAGCTATTAGTCGTCTGAAATAACAAATACCGCCTAGCTCTCGGTCGCCAAACTTGCGAGCTAAACGGTATCACTCAACACAAATAGTGTCTGTAAATATTATACCATACAGACTTCTATTTGTGCACCCTGAAAACGAATAGGAGTTTTTATTATGTCAATTTACGAAGAAGTCGAACAGTATCAATCAATGAACTTTGCTGATTGTTATCGAGACGAGTATAGGGTCTCAGAATTTCACGACCTAACACTACAGGAAAAACATGATTTGTATTGTATGGCAAATCATGCAATGGAACAAGGAAAATCACTCATTGATGCTATTGCACAAGTCTTTGTTATGGGAAGAATCGCAGGTATCAGAGCAGAAAGAAGCAATTAAAACGAAAGGAAATGAATATGGAACTACAAATTATCAATCAACAGGAAGTACTGGGGAAGAACTTTACGATTTATGGGACGGCGGACGAGCCTTTGTTCCTGGCTAAGGATGTGGCTGAATGGATTGAGCATAGCAATCCTACGGAAATGCTAAAAGGCATTGATGAAGATGAAAAGCTGACCTCAACAATCCTTAGGGCAGGTCAGAAACGTGAAATGTGGTTTGTGACCGAGGACGGTTTGTATGAAGTTCTTATGCAGTCACGCAAGCCGATTGCCAAACAGTTCAAGAAGAAGGTCAAGGCGATTTTGAAGTCTATCCGTCGGACTGGTGGTTATACGGTATCGCCTGAAACTGTAAACGAGGACGCTCTTATCTATGTCTTGGAAACTCAGAAGAGTATGCGTCAGCGTCAAGATGTATTTGAGGCGGATTTGAACTACTTGAAGGCTGAACAGCCTATCAACCCTGATGTACGTTTGGACTTGGAAAAGACTAGAAAAAAGCGTGTGGTAGCTTGTATGGGTGGGATGGATAGCCCTGCCTATATGGACAAATCTTTAGCAAAACGTGTCTTCCAACAGGCGATGAATGATTTCAAGGAGCATTTCCGTGTTTCTCGCTATGACTTGCTACCGAAAAAGGCGATTGAGGCTGCCTATGCTTACTGGAAGAACTGGGAGCCGTCCACAAACTTGAAAATGGAAATTCAGGCTTGTAACAGCCAGATGAGTTTTGATTTTATGGAGTAGGAGGAAGTGATGACTGAAAAGCAAGCTACATTATTGGCAGATATTGTCAAGGCTAAACTTGATTTTGTCGAGGAAATGGATGACTTGATGAGCCTAAATCGTTCGGGAAAGTTGAGTAATAAGATTTTTCTATTCAATCTTAGAACGAAACGTGATTTGTTGTCTGAAAAAATTGAAGCTCTAAAAAAATCTTCTGGCCTGACGTACCTTGAACTAATAGAAATTGGTCATTAAGTCTAACGATAAGCATTCGAGCAATCGGGTGCTTTTCTTATACCTAGAAAGGAGGTCGCTATGAATAAGCGTATTAAGAAAAAGCGTGAGCAGGAGGTGCGGTTGGCGGCAGTTGCTACTCTTGCCTTGGCTACGTCAGCAAGTCTTGACGGTTTGGCTGGTATTGTGGAAGAAGTTGTTCAGCGGATGGAGCGTTTCGAGGAAGACGGTTCGAAGAATGTCCAGTCAATCAATCAGCTGTTCGAGCAACAGGGGCTTTTGATTACTGAATTGCAGGAGCAGGTTAAGCAACTGCAGAAACCTTGGTACAAGAGAAAGGGTCGGTGATCTAATTTCTCCCAGCGATAGGGTTATCATGCGATACGATTGAAAGGACGGATATATGGCAAGAAAAAAGCTTGGCAATCAAAATCCTACTCAATCGGTAATACTCAAATACGTTAAACGAAATTCTAAAGCCAAAGAAGCGATAGAACTCTATGAGCGAACAGGTCTGTCTTGCTACGCTTGGCAGGTCAATTTGCTCAATCCAATCATGGCTGTTGACAAGAATGGTCTATGGGTGCATCAAAAGTTTGGCTACTCTATCCCTCGGCGAAATGGTAAATCTGAAATTCTCTATATGCTAGAGATTTGGGGCTTGCACAACGGTCTCAATATCCTGCACACAGCCCACCGCATTTCAACATCGCACTCGTCCTTTGAGAAGGTCAAGCGATATCTGGAAAAGATGGGCTATGTGGACGGAGAGGACTTTAACTCCATTCGGGCTAAGGGGCAGGAAAGAATCGAACTCTATGAGACTGGCGGTGTGGTCCAGTTTCGTACCAGAACATCCAATGGTGGTCTTGGTGAGGGATTTGACCTACTCATCATTGACGAGGCGCAGGAGTACACGACAGAGCAGGAATCAGCTCTAAAGTACACTGTTACAGACTCGGACAATCCGATGACAATCATGTGTGGAACTCCTCCGACACCCGTTTCAAGCGGTACGGTATTTACCAAATACCGTGAGACCTGTCTGTTTGGCAAGGGTAAGTATTCGGGCTGGGCGGAATGGTCCGTGGATCAGGAGAAAGAGATTGACGATGTAGCAGCATGGTACAACTCCAATCCATCAATGGGCTATCATCTCAACGAGAGGAAGATTGAGGCCGAGCTTGGCGAAGACAAGTTGGACCACAATGTACAGCGTTTAGGCTACTGGCCGACTTACAACCAGAAATCAGCTATATCTGAGACTGAGTGGAATGCCCTAAAAATTGACGATATGCCGAAGTTGACTGGTAAGCTATTTGCTGGCATCAAGTTTGGGCAGGACGGCACCAACGTAGCCTTGTCTATTGCTGTTCGGACAGAGGACGGTCAATTCTTTGTAGAAACCATTGACTGTCAATCTGTGCGGAATGGTAGTGCCTGGCTGGTAGCCTTTTTGAAGCAGGCTGATGTGGCTCAAATCGTCATCGACGGAGCTAGTGGCCAGAAGATGCTGGAGGAGGAGTTGAAAGACTCTAAAATCCGTAATGTCATCTTGCCAACCGTCAAGGAAATCATCATCGCTAACTCCATGTGGGAACAGGGTATCTACCAGCACACGATTTGCCACAATGGACAACCGTCACTAGCTAAGGTTGTGACAAACTGCGACAAGCGGAACATTGGCTCAAATGGTGGTTTTGGCTATCGCTCGCATTTTGACGATATGGATATTAGTTTAATGGATAGTGCTTTGCTGGCACATTGGGCTTGTGCTACGACCAAGCCTAAGAAAAAGCAACAGATTAGGTATTAAGTGGACAGGGCTGACCTGTCTTTTTTAATGCAAAAAAATATTACCGAACTGCCGGGAAAGCAGGAGAAAGGAGACATTGATATGTCTGAATTTAAAGTTATCGAAACGCAGGAAGAGCTGGATACGATTATCAAGGCTCGCTTAAGTCGTCTGAAGGAGCAGTATGCCGACTATGACGAATTGAAGTCCCGTGTATCGACATTGGAAGCGGAGAACGCTGGTCTCAAAGAAACGGTTGCACAATCAAATCAGACTGCAGCTGATTTTGAAAGTCAAATTGAAGAGTACAAGTCAACCATTGCAGGCTATGAAACTGCGAAAACGAAGACGGCTATTGCTCTTAAATATGGACTACCATTTGAATTTGCTGACCGTTTGCAAGGCGAAGACGAAGCTAGCTTGACTGCTGACGCTGAACGCTTTGCAAGCCTCATGAAGCCACAAGCTCCAATTCCACCGCTCAAAGATATTGAGCCAGAAGTAAAAGGCGAAGATGCTGCATGGCGTCAAGCTGTGCGTGATTTAACAAACTAAAGGAGTAAAAACATGACAGAAAAAAAACAATCAACTGCTATGAAGGCGGGTACGCTTTTCAATCCTGAATTGGTCAAATCAATTATGTCCAAGGTGACTGGTCATTCAAGTTTGGCGAAGTTATCTGCTCAAACCCCTATTCCGTTCGCTGGGACTGAACAGTTTATTTTCAATTTGGATGGGAATGCTCAAATTGTTGGTGAGGGTGAATTGAAAGGGGCTGGTTCTGCTACTCTTACATCAAAGGTTATCAAGCCTCTTAAATTTGTCTATCAAGCTCGTTTGACAGATGAGTTTCTCTATGCGACTGAAGAGAAGAAAATGGATTTCTTGAAATTATATGCGGATGGTTTTGCTAAGAAGATGGCAGAAGCGTTTGATATTGCTGCAATCCATGGTCTTGAACCGAAGTCGCTAACGGATGCCTCATTCAAGGATACAAATTCATTTGATGGCGTTGTTTCGGGTAACGTTGTGGTGTATAATGCGTCTAAAATTGATGAAAACATCGAAACGGCTGTCAAAGCGATTCGTGCGAATGGTGGTGAAGTATCTGGTCTGCTGCTGTCGCCAACAGCTGGAGGCGACCTTGGTAGTCTTCGTGATACAAACAAAAACGCAATCTTCCCAGAGTTTCGTTTTGGACAGAATCCAGATTCATTCTTTGGTATGAAGTCGGATATCAATAAAACCTTGACGGTTGCTGGTGGGTCAGCTAAGAAAGACCATGCTATTGTGGGGGACTTCCAGAATATGTTTAAGTGGGGATATGCTGAAAATATCCCGATGAAGGTTATTGAATACGGTGACCCTGATGGGACTGGTCGTGACTTACAAGCTTATAATGAAATCTTGTTGCGTGCTGAAGCCTTTATTGGTTGGGGGATTTTGGATGCTGATTCGTTTGCTCGTGTAGAGGCTCAAGGATAGGAGGAAATAATATGAATTTATATAAAAATGAAAGAACTGGTGCAGAAATTACTACGGAATGTGAGTTGAAGGGGGACTGGAAACTTGTTTCTGCCTCTGGTAAAGAAGGTAAGAAAAAAGCTGCTTCAGCATCTGAATAAGGGTGCTGAGACGTTGATTCTACGGCATTCTAGGTTGTTTTCATGGGTGTTAGTCTGTGAAAATGACTTAGAATGGCTGTGGTGGAAAGGATTTTTGTGACTGAAATTGAAGGAATAACATTTGCAACTACATCCGACTTAGAGACCTTGTGGAGACCTTTAAAGTTTGACGAAACAGACCGTGCAGAAGCCCTGCTTGAAGTTGTGTCAAATTCGTTGCGCCATGAAGCTCAAAAAGTCGGAAAGGATTTGGATGTGTTGATTTCAGACAATCCTGTCTTTGCTTCGGTTGTCAAATCCGTCACGGTAGATGTGGTCGCTCGTACTCTCATGACATCAACAGACCAAGAGCCGATGACTCAATTCAATGAGTCAGCTCTTGGTTATTCGGTGTCAGGTTCTTTTTTGGTCCCTGGTGGAGGGCTCTTTATCAAAGATAGCGAGCTGAAGCGATTGGGACTGAAGAAACAACGTTTTGGAGCGAGGGATATTTATGGGACGGATTAAAGGTGTACCGATTATCTTAATTGACAAACAGGTCATTGGCAAGGATTCGTTTGGTCATCCAAAGACTGCAGATGTGGAGATTGTGGTTGAGAATGTCTTGGTTGCGCCCGCGACAACCGAGGATATTACCAATCAAATCAATCTGACAGGAAAGAAAGTGGAATACACGCTAGCTATTCCCAAAGGGGATACAAACCAATGGGAAAATCGTGAGGTACGTTTCTTTGGTCAACGCTGGCGAACGGTTGGTGAGCCGCTGGAAGGTCTTGACCATCTGATCCCGCTTGAATGGAATAAGAAAGTGCAGGTGGAACGGTATGGCTAGAATGAAATTTAAGTTAAACCGTGCTGGTGTCCGTGAGTTGATGAAATCGCCTGAGATGCAGGCAGTTTTGACTGACAAGGCAAATGCTATCCGAAACCGTGCGGGCGATGGGTATGAATCGGATATCTATGTTGGTAAGACTCGTGCCAACGCTATGGTCTATGCGGATAGCTTTCAAGCTAAACGGGACAACAAGAAGCACAATACCTTGTTAAAGGCGGTGAAGTCATGATTGAAGTCATCACGTTGAACTTTTTAACCGAGCATCTTTCTGTGCCTGTCTATACGGAACATCAGGAGGAAATGCCTGAGTGTTTTGTGATTTTTGAAAAGACGAGCGGTGGCAAGAAGAACCATCTGAATCAAGCGACTTTGGCGATACAATCTTATGGGCAGTCTTTGGAAGAGGCTGCCTTTTTGAATGAAGAGGTCAAAACGGTGGTTGAAAAGATGATTGGGCTACCGAGTATCAGTAAGGTAGAACTCAACTCGGACTATAATTTTACAGATACGGAAACCAAACGCTATCGCTATCAAGCGGTGGTGGATTTTATTTATTTTTGAAAAGGAGAAAATTGAATGGCAGATGCAAAACTTGTGTCATCGGCAAAGCCTGATATTGCTGGGGCGATTTCCTCAGCTCCAACGGGAACGAGCTTGCCGACCAATGCGACTACTAAGCTAAACACGGCTTTTAAAAACTTAGGCTACATTTCAGAGGATGGCTTGACTAACGAGGACACTCGTGAATCGGAAGAACTGAAAGCCTGGGGCGGTGATGTGGTTGATACTCCTCAAACAGGAAAATCAGACAAATTTACCTACACACTCATTGAGGTGTTAAATGTGGATGTCTTAAAAGAGGTCTATGGTCCTGAAAATGTGAAAGGCGACCTTGAATCAGGGATTACTGTGGAGGTCAACTCTAAGGAATTGCCTACGCATCCATTGGTAGTGGATATGCTGCTGAAAAATGGTGCGAAGAAGCGGATTGTCATCCCCAATGCTAAGGTGCTGGAAGTTGGGGAGATTACCTACGCTGATAGTGATTTGGCTGGGTATAAAACGACCATCCAAGCTCTGCCAGATAGCAAAGGCAATACACACTATGAGTACATTAAGGGAGCTAGCGAGTCAACAGGAACAAGCTCGCCGTCGTCATCGTAAGGAGGTTTAAATGTTTGAAGTAAAAACCAGTACAGGTCTTGTGCTTAGCATTGACCAAGACCGTTTGGAAAACTATGAGCTTTTTGAGGCAATCGCTGATGAAGAAGCTGGAGACAGCAGTGCCATGATTCGGATTGTCAATTTGTTACTCGGTGACGAAGCGAAGAAACTCAAGGACCATGTCCGTACAGAAAAAGGGCTGGTGCCTATTTCTGCTCTTGGTGCTGAAATCAAGGATATCTTTGAACAAGTCAAAGACTTAAAAAACTCGCAATCCTCGCCAGAATGATTGCGGTAGATGAGGATGCTCTTGTCTGTGATTTGGCTGAAACTTATGGCATATATGATTATCGACAGCTACCTGTTTTGCGGGTAGCTGTTTTTGCTAATGGTTTGGGCGAGACATCACGGATTAAGAAGGTCTTGTCTGGTCAGAAGGAAGACTTGGATACTCTGCTACTTGCTGGTATCTATGATACGGTGCGTTTGCTCTTTTGGGCTAAAACCAAGGACGGGCAGGCTGGACGGAATCGTCCAAACTCTGTCACTCAAGCCTTGGAAGGGTCGAAAGTGGAACGTGAAGAGAGGGTCTTCTCATCTGGTGAGGAGTTTGAACGTGCTATGCGTGCGCTAGAAATAGAGATTGGAGGTGAGGAGCATGGCGACTGATTTGGGTTCTGCTTATGTGCAGATAGTTCCGTCTGCTAAAGGCATTAGCGGGTCGATTTCGAAATTATTGGGTGGCGAAGTTGAGAGTGCAGGTAGGTCTGCCGGGTCAAGTCTTGGCGCCTCGCTCGTCTCTGCTTTAAGTGGAGCACTTGCAGCAGCAGGGATTGGAAAAATCATTGGTTCTGCTTTGAGTGCTGGCGCTGATTTGCAACAATCTTTTGGTGGTCTGGATACTATCTATGATGGTGCACAGGATTCGGCGAAACGTTTTGCACAAGAGGCCTACAAGGCTGGTATATCCGCAAACACTTACGCTGAGCAAGCTGTGTCCATGGGTGCCAGTCTGAAACAAGCTCTTGGTGGTGATTCGACCAAGGCAATTAACATGGCAAACGTGGCTATCATGGACATGACGGACAATGCGGCTAAAATGGGTACCGATATCGGTATCATCCAACAGACCTATCAAAGTTTAGCCCGCGGAAACTATGCCATGCTGGATAACCTTAAGCTTGGTTTTGGTGGCACAAAGGCTGAAATGGAACGTTTGCTGAGGACTGCTGAGGGCTTGCCGTCTGCTATGGGTCGCAAGTTTGATATCAGTAACTATGCGGATGTGGTAGAGGCTATTCACCTTGTTCAAGAAAGCATGGGATTGACAGGTGTAGCAGCTGCAGAGGCTGAGAATACCTACACTGGTTCGCTTGCTGCAATGAAGGCAAGTTGGGAAAATACACTGGCAGGCTTGTCCTTGGGCGAGAATATTGCTCCGCAATTACAAGCCTTAGCGTCGACAACGTCTAATTTTTTATTCGGTAACTTTATTCCGATGGTTGGAAATATTTTCAAAGGGTTGCCATCTGCGATTGGTACTTTTATCGCTGAGGCTAGTCCCTTGGTTGCTCAACAGTTTCAGGGCTTGTTTTCGAGTTTAGGAATGAGTGTTGATTTTAGTCCGATTACTTCAAAATTTCAAGGGATTCTGACAGCATTTCAACCAGTTATGACTGGGCTACAGACGGCTTTTGGGCAATTACCTGGTTTCTTTTCATCAATTGGTGCGGCAGTTGGACCGGTGATAACAACTATCATGGATGGTATTGCTCGGATGGACTTTTCAGGCTTCCAGTCCTTAATAAGTGCCATTTTGCCAGCTCTACAAGCTGGCTTCCAGACCTTCATGAGCATTGTCAGCCCTGCCATTGACTCAGTCGTTCAATCCTTCGTGTCTATGTGGAATGCTGCTCAACCTTTGATAACCATTTTGAGCGGTGCTTTGATGCCTGTTTTTCAAATTCTGGGGTCATTTCTTGGCGGTGTTGTAAAAGGAGCTCTTGAAGGTGTCGGATTTTCTTTCGATGCTTTAAAAGTGGCTATCGAGTTCCTGACTCCTGTGGTCGATTTTTTGGTACAGGCTTTGAATTTTGTTCAGCCTGTGCTGAGTACGATTGCTGAATGGATTGGTGTAGCTATCGGTATGTTTGGCAATCTGGGTACGGCTGGGGAAGGTTTGAGTGCTTTTATCAAGTCGGCTTGGACCAACATTCAGTCAGCTATTCAGACGGCTGGAAATATCATCGGAACAGTCATTGACTGGATCAAATTGGCTTTTTCTGGAGCTGGAAATGCTGTTGATGTGCTTAAAAATGTCTTTTCTTTGGCTTGGATGGGCATTCAAGATGTTGTCAAGGTTGCTAAGGGTGTCATTGATGGTGTTATCTCTGGCATCAAGGGAGCGTTCACGAGCTTTCAAAGTGTCGTCTCAAGTGTTGGTGGTGCTGTTAGAGGTGTGATTGACAAAGTCATATCAACGATTAAAGGGATTGCCAATATCGATATTTCTGGAGCTGGTAAAGCGATTATGGATGGCTTCTTGGGTGGATTGAAGTCTGCTTGGGAGGGTGTCAAGAGTTTCGTAGGCGGTATTGCTGGCTGGATCGCGAAAAACAAAGGTCCTATCTCTTATGACCGAGTTCTTTTGAAGCCTGCTGGTCTTGCTATCATGCAAGGTTTGAATACCAATTTACAAATTGGATTTAAGGATGTCATGGGGACGGTATCTGGCATGGCTGGAGCAATTGCTAAGCCTTTTGAAAATCAGTCCTTGGCTTATGATATGACGTCAAGTGCATCGGTGGATGTACGTCGAAACTTGCTGTCTTCTACTGGCGATTTGGCTGGAAGTGATGGAGGTAGTAGCTTGAGTGCTCGTTTGGCAAATATTGAGCGCTTCCTGTCTGCCTTGGTGGATAAGGAGTTGGCAGTTTATTTGGACGGTGAAAAATTAGCTCAAAATAGCTATATGCATCAAGGTGCGATTATGGCAAGGGAGGGGATTTAATGGACTATATGATCATCAATGGCTTAGATACTTCAACCTTGGCTGATTGCCATGTTCTTGACTTTGGTAAAGCACAAACTTCAGTCGAGCGGGCTGAGTTGGTGGAAGTCTATGGTGCAAACGGGCAACTACATGTCAGCGAGGGTGTGTACGATGGCTACAACAGGACATTTATCATCACGCTGAGGCATTTGTCGGATGCTATGCGCTTGATTGAGGTTTTCCAGTCGGAAAATAATACGGTGGAATTCGGCTATCTAAGGGATAGCCTTTTCTACTGTGATTTGGTGTCTAGTAGTTACGTGCCACTTGGTCCACATCGTTGGAAGGTGGAAATTACTGTGACTATGCATCCGTTTCGGTATGTTAAAAATCCAGCTGACGTCGTTTTGACTTCATCTGGTTCTATTCAAAATCCTGGCACGGTCTATTCGGAGCCTATCATCATCATAGAGGGTTCGGGTCGTGTGACCTTGACTATTGGTCAGCAGGTCATGGAATTAGATTTGGATACTCGTGCGACCATTGACTGTCGGCATAAGCGACAAAATATCTATGACAAGAATGGTGCTGTGAAAAACACCATTCGCAAACGTGGTCCATTCTTCGAGATACCTGTCGGTCGGAGCGGTGTCGCAACAAGTGGAACAGTCACAAAAATTACTATCAAAGGGAATTGGAGGTACAAGGTTTGATTTATCTAAAAGACGGGAATATCCCGCTCAATCTTGCTTATGATGATGACATCGTGCAAGAAGCCAATAGCACCTACCAACTATCCTTTAAATTTCCGCTGACTGATGGGAAGTGGAATCTGCTCAAAAGGGAAGTTTTTCTGCTGGCTAATGATCTACACGGTGAACAGGAATTTTTTATTTTTGAAGTAAAAAAAGCCAAAGGTCATGTGCAGGTCTATGCTAAGCAGGTCGCAACATTATTGAATTACTACTCTATCAACTCTATTTCGGTTGACAGGGTACCAGGGCAGACGGTTATGACTGCTTTGGCAGGTAGCGTTAAACGACCATGTCCATTTACGTTTTTTAGTGACATATTAGACCGTCATACGTTTAATGAGTCCAATGTATCTGTAATGGCTGCTTTGGCCAAGGATAAACACTCTATTGTCGGTCAGTGGGGTGGTGACTTGGTGCGTGACAAGTACCAGGTTAAATTGTTAAAAAACGGCGGTATTGAGAATGAGTCGCTGTTTATGTACAAGAAAAATCTCAGTAGCTACGAAGAGTCCGAGAATATCAACAACTTAAAGACACGATTGCATCTCAAAAAGACAATCCAAGGACAGTCTGAGGGTGAGGCAGACCGTGTTATTGCTGTGACAGTGGACAGTCCGTTGATTGGGCAATATCGTCACATCTACGAAGCAGACATTGAGGTCAATGACCAGGATGTGACAGATGTTGCTAGCTTGACAGCTTATGGTCAGCGCTATTTTAGCTCGACTCTTTGCGATCTGGTCGAAAACTCAATCAATTTGGATGTCAAAGGTAAGTCTGACGTATCTGTTAAGATGTTCGACACAGTAAGTGTATTCCACGAGCGATTCGATGTTGATTTGCGTTTGAAAATTACTAGCTACCATTTCGGACCGATGTCTAAGCGATTGAAGTCAATCGGATTTGGTAAGGTGTCGCAGACATTTGGCTCTACAGTGGCTAGTATGGTTGCTGGTAGTGTAGATAAAGCTACAAATACATTATCAGCATCCTTTGAACAGAAACTGCAGAAGGAAATTGACAATGCTAACCGTCATTTTGATGCTGAATTTGAAAAGCGAGTCGAGGAAATCAACGACGGTATCGAGCAGTCAAGGGCGGAGGCTGAGAGGCATGCAGACAATATCAAGAGAAGTATTGATACTGAAATCTCCCAAGTCAACCAATCCATGCAAGCTCAATCTGAAGAACACGACAGACAGGTCGCAGATATATTGTCCAAAACCCAGTCTGTCGAATCGCTTGCCAACCAAGCCAAGTCGGATGCTACTAGTGCACTGGCTAGAGCTAACCAAGTCAAGACGGAGGCTATCGCAGATGCAAGAGCGCAGGTTGCGACGGTCAGTCAAGCCTTAAACACTGCCAAGTCCGAACTGCAGACGGCAATCGCTAGTGCAGACCAAAAGGCTAGAGATAGTCAAGCGAGTGCTACAGCTTTGCGAAACGACCTCAACTTGCAAGCTAGCAAGATTTTGGAGCAAGCACGAGCGCAGACGGCTTTGACCAATCGTGTGTCGACAGTCGAGACTTTGGCAGATGGTACGAGGTCAACAGTCGCAGAATTGTCTAAAACAGTCTCTAAAGCAACTGGAGACATCACAAGTGTCTCAAGTCGGACCAAGACCGTGGAAGACACCCTGAGCCAAACGAGGACCCAATATGAGGCTCTGACGCAGACCGTCAATACTCAGACAGGACAGATTGAGAGTATCAATCGCAAGACTGCCGACTTGCAGAGTGGCATAGATGGGGTGACGGAGCGGTTTGAGAATTTGCGGATAGAGGACAATCTGCTACTTAATAGCTCATTCAACGAAAACTTGAACCAATGGCAAGGAACTGGAGTGACTATAGTTGATGGTAAGGCACGAATTACAGGAGAATTTAATAAAACTAAGCACATTTACCAAAGTATCAAGTCTCAGATAGCTAATGACGATGTTAGCCAGGTATACATAGCATCAATCTCAGTTAAGGTCACTAATTATGTGGCTGGTAGAAATCCATTTTTTGCGCTTTATATAGATGGCAGAAAGAACGACAGCCGAAATACGCAGTTTGGTGGAACATATTCGACAGCCAATCGTTTAGATGCGGTCAATAATAGAGGAGTTGTGCAGTTTGCGACTACCTTTAGGATAAACGTACCTCGAAACCAGATAAAGCTTCTTGATTTCCGTATCTATGCAAGGGATTTCACAGGGGAAGTGGAATTTGAGAAAGTGTCACTCAGACGTGGGGATATTGATTTAGGCTGGCAAGCTTCTCCAGAAGACCTCCGCTCCGAAATCGCAAGTTATAAGCGTACAGCAGATGAAGCAAGCGCAGAGTTATCCCGTCAAATCAAAACAGTAGATGGTAAAGCAGTAGATGCTAAGACCTACGCTCAGCAGACAGCGACTGCAATCAATACTCGATTAGAGAGCCTAGAAACCTACAAAAATGAAGAAGGCACACGAGCTAGTCAATATCTGACGGCTAGTCGGGAGGAGACAGCGAGACAGTTAACTGCCGAGCGTACCGCGATTGCTACTAACTATGTGGCTAAGTCTACCTACGACGAAAATGTCCGCGGAACAACGCTGAAACTCAACGAGATTAAGACAACCGCTGACACTGCTAAGCAAAATCTAGCGACTTATCAAAATACAGTCGATAGGAAGTTGGAAGAATTGACCTCAAGTACACAGACACTTGATGGCAAAATTAATACGGCAAGTGCCAAGGTCGATACTGTGGCTGGTCAGATACGGACTGAGATTAGTGAGGTGGAAGGGAAGATACCGACGGAAATCGGTGGCAATAACTTACTAATCAATAATAAAATGGCTACATATTCTGGTCATTCTATGTCAAGTAGAACAACAGAAAGATTGGCCGGAAGAGGAGCTTGGTACATTGAGTATAAAGTAGATTTTAAACCTAATACAGACTATACACTATCATGTGAATCCATTGTCAAAAATAATGGTGATTTTAATAATTTAAGAATCAGAATTTTCGATTCTTCCGTCACCATAAAAAAAATGAATTGGCTAGATTTTAATGGGCTATTAAATTTTAGAACCAGCGATAATATTGTTTCAGGCGATAAACTTTTGATCTACGTATCATACAGTAATGTAAGTGATTATGAGATCATTAAGTTGAAACTTGAGGAAACTCGTGTTAAATCAGCATACTCTCCAGCCCCTGAAGATTTGATTGATGAACTATCATCTGTCAAAACCACAATCACTCAAACTGCTTCGGGTGTCGAGCAGTTGTCGACAAGCCTGACTACGACTGATAGCAAGGTCACGACTGCTGAGACTAAAATCCGGCAGTTAATTAGCGATGTGTCAAGCAAAGTATCGCAAACGGACTACAATACGTTGACTGGCCGAGTTGATAGCGCGGAGACAGCGATTACTCAAAATGCGACAGAGATTAGCAAGCGATTAACAAGTACGCAGGTCGAGTCGGCAATCACTAGTAAAGGCTATCAGACCAAGTCGGACGTTGATAGCAACATTACAGGGCGTGGGTATATTACTAGTAGTGCATTACAGCCTTATGCGTTATCTACAACTGTACAAAATCTTGTGGAAGAGACAGCTGGTAGCTTTGAGCGTCAGATTACAGAAACAAGAGGTCTGATACCGACGGAAGTCAATCAAAATCTTTTTGATGTTGTTTTTAGTGATTTAAGAGCAACTGGAGGTACTAGCTTTGTACAATCTGATGATGGTTGGATTGAGGTTACGATTAAAAATAGGCGGTCTGGCTTCCATTGGCTTTATTCGGATAATATAAAGCCGTCAGAAAAACAATATGTGTTGAGCTATGAGGCTTACCTAGTGGATACAGTCGCAAATACTGCCTATCTTGAGACGGACTTTGGCAGTCCAGACCAGTTGACACTCATCAACAAAACACCGAAGCGTTATACAGTCGTATTAAATAGACCTGCTAATATCTATAATTACATCAATTTTGTGTGTAATTCCTCAGAAACTGGTAAAAAATTTAGAATTCGAAATATTAAGCTTGAGGAAGGGATTGTTGCGACTCCTTACATTGCGCCATTCCCAACAACAGTATTGTTTAATGCTGTTAAAGACACCGTAGACGCTCATAAGCGGCTTATTGGCAATGGCGATAGCATATCGCAAGCAATCCAATCTGCAAACAAATTTGAGCGGTCTATTTCAAGCGGTGGTGACATTTATCAAGCGATTGAGACGGCTAAAGGACTAGTCACAGAAGTATCTGGTGCTAACGGGCTTAAAACGCAAGTCAGCACACTTGCTGGGTCTTATGCTGTTAAGAATCTGAATAGTTCTGGTGATATCTTGTCACAAGCCAACCTATCATCCGCTCAATTCTTGCTTGAAGCGGCTAAAATACGTTTGAAGGGGAAGACCTTGGCTGATGAGATTCAAGCGATCGATGGTAAGTTTGGAACACTTTTTGTCGCAGACGGTACTTTTGCCAAGCTTAATGCCACCGTCATCGGCTCGCAGGCTATCACAGCCGACAAACTGAAGGTGGACCAGGCATTTTTTGACAAGTTGATGGCCAATGATGCCTACTTGAGACAGCTTTTTGCCAAGTCAGCTTTTATCACCCAAGTTCAAGCCGTCACATTGTCAGCAAGTAAGATTTCAGGTGGAATTTTAACAGCAACAAACAGGGCCATGGAAGTCAATCTAAACGCTGGTCAAATTCTGTACTACACAGATCAAGCGGCTCTCAAACGTGTTTTAAACGGCTATCCCACCCAGTTTGTCAAATTCGCAACAGGCACGGTTACCGGCAAGGGCAACGCAGGTGTGACCGTGATTGGCTCCAACCGTTGGAACTCTGAATCGTCAAATGATGGCGGATTTGTTGGAATTAGGGCTTGGAACGGTGCAAACATTGACCAAATTGATGTGGTTGGAGATACCGTCAGATTAGCAAGCTCAGCGTTTGAAGCAGCGGATGGATGGAATATCAATACCTTGCCTGGGAAATTAGACATCGATGCATTTAATGCTGATCACCGCGCTTCGTCCAAGATAAAAGTTGGGGATTTGTGGTTGTGGAAAAACGCTACGACATACTCGAGCATGAGAGATACCATAAATTTGATCATCGACAACTTACAGCTATTACACAACAATAAATCGACAGAGAGGGGTTATAGCTATACTCTGCCGGCCAAAGTTTAGGAAGGAAATATTTAAAATGAACCAAGAACAAATCAACCAAGCGCTACGCTTGACTAATAACGACCTCGTGGCAAAACTGTCAGAGGAGATGACAACGAAGAACTTGCTCGCTGTGCAACTAACTGAGGCACAGCAGACCATCGCAGGTCTGCAGTCTGAAATCGCAGACCTGACCCAGCAACTGGACGAAGCTACTAAACCAGAAGAAATCATTGACCAAAAAGAAGGAGAATAATCATGACTGAAACTACTAACAATACTTTACTCGACTTATCAACTATTACAGAACCATTTGACCTTGCGACAGCGCTGACCTATATGAAAGAACATGGAGAATTTATCCGTTGTAAGTCAGCGACACAAGACTTCTATATGTACCGTGACGTGCAGAAACGTCCTGCAATCGTAAACGGTCGTCGCAAATTTGTGGATGTGGAAACTATCTGGGCTTTTAACCAATGGGGCGGTACCGCTGCGACAATTAATATCGCTGACATGCTCAATGAGGAATATTGGATCATGAAATTTGATAAGCATGGCAACCCAGACTGGTCAGACCCACAAGGGGCAGAAACCACAGAGGTCTAGCCTATGCCAGACAACATTTTAAACATCATCGGAGCGGTGGCGCCTACAATAGGTGTCATCGCTACTGGTGGTTTTGGCTATCTTGCAGCACGGTCTAATAACCTCAACAAAGCTCAGTTTGGCGAGCTTAAACAGGGTATGGAAGACATCAAGGATGATGTGTCCAATCTAAAGAAAGTCGCAGATGACAACCAAGTTAGCTTGATTGCCGTCCAAGAGGAAATGGACACTTTGAAAAACAGCGGTAGAAGTAGCCGTCGTTACACGCTTTACAAGGATTTAGACACAGCGATTGCCCGTGGTTGGACAACCTTGGAAGAGCGTAGAGAGATTGCCAAACTTTTTGATAGTTATAAGATTTTAGGCGGAAATGGTGAGATTGAAACCATGTACCAAATCTATATTCAATTGCCTATGAAGGAGGGGTAGAATGAATCATTTAACAGAGCTTATTTTAGGCACAGCAACTGGGATTTTTGGTATTGTTGCTGGTGTAATAATCCACGAAATCAAGAAGTATCTGATTGCTAAGGGCGGTAAGCGAGCGGTCGAAATTACAGAGATTCTGGCACGGAACGCCGTTAACGCAGTTGAGCAGATTACCAAATTAGACCAAGACAAGCACGTCGATAAGTTAGACATGGCTAAGCGTCGTATAAATAGCCAGCTTGCCAAATACAACATCTATATGACTGATACACAGTTGGAGACCTTTATCGAATCAGCTGTGAAGCAAATGAATGATGCTTGGAAGGAGACTGACAAATGACAACAGTAAATGAAGTAGTTAATTTTGCCAAAGACCTTGCCAATCGTGGTCAAGGTGTAGACTAGGATGGTTGGTACGGTAATCAATGTGTAGACCTACCTAACTGGATTTGCGGAAAATTCTTCGGCAAGCCTTTGTGGGGCAATGCCATTGATTTGATAAAGTCAGCCAAGCAACACGACTTTGAGGTGCATTACATGCCTACCTCAGAACGTCCACGTCCAGGGGCTATCTTTGTCAAAAATTACTGGGCAGGTGACGGTATCAACTATGGGCATACAGGTTTGATTATCGGTGTTAGTGGCAATACCGTCCAAACCATTGAGCAAAATCTTGTTGGTAATTTGTCGGTCGGTGGACCTGCTCAATATGCTAGCCAGCAAATCAGCAACCTTGTCGGCTGGTTTTATCCACCTTATAGCGGCTCTACTGCAGTGGCAACGCAGTCAAACAGCGGTAATCTCGGTAAGGTCAAAGACGAGCAGGGGACAATGACCGTTAAAGTATCTTTGCTCAATGTCCGAGACAAGCCTGGCCTAGATGGTAAAATTGTGGCTACTTACACTTATGGCGAGCAATTTAACTATGATTCGGTCTATATTGCCGATGGATACATTTGGGTATCGTATGTTAGCCGTAGCGGTGTACGTCGCTATGTAGCAGCAGGCGAGGAGTCAAATCGACGTAATGTCGTGCCTTATGGTACGTTTAAATAGCATTTTCAACCCAGCGTTTGCTGGGCTTTTTTTGTTTACCTGAAATACAGTAAAATACAGTAGTCTATTCGTTCAAAATTGCCATTTTGTCAATAATGGTTGCGAGATTTGATTTCTATTTTGATAAAATGGGCAAAATGACAAAAAAGAAAAACATTTGTAAAAAATACGTGTTTATAGTTGACAAGTGTTAAAAACAAGTGTATAATATAATTAAAGATAAGGAAAGGAGATAAGCCAATGACAGAGCGAGAGCTTAAGAAGATTGCTAAGAAGCAAGGTTTCAGCAAAACAAACTTTGGCAAAGGGTCTCACGAGGTTTGGAAACATCCAGACGGACGGACAGTGACGATACCTAAACCAAAAGAAAAGGATTACAGACCAGGCACACTAAGCAACATTCTCAAAGTCTTGTACGGGGAGTGAGGACATTCCTCCCTGTACCCCTAAAGGGGTTACTCTGATCATTGGCTTAATCTATCACTATGAAATATAATTATTTAGCATTGTTTGAAGCAGATAAGGAAAATGGTGGCTACAGCATTTCTTTCCCTGATTTCCCTGGAGCATTTAGCGAAGCTGACAATCTAAGCGAAGCTATTTTCAACGCTCGTGAAGTTCTTGAAATCTATACCATCATGTTTGAAGATGAGGGTAAAGAATTTCCTAAACCATCATCATTCAAAGCACTTGCAAGCAACCTAGCAAGCGATGATGATGTGATACAGGCTATCTCTGTTGATACCGAACTTGTCCGTGAGCGTGAACGCTCTAAAATCGTCAATAAGACTGTCACACTGCCAAGCTGGCTTGTGGAAGTTGGAAAAGAGAACAAGGTCAATTTTAGCCAACTGTTGCAAAAAGCAATCCGTGAGGAATTGCAAGTATAAGAAAGAGCGGTCAAAGATGGCCGCTTTTTTTCTGTATAAAAAATTATGAAAATAGATAGTAATACTTTTCAAAAATTGACCTATGAAAAACCGTCTGCCCCAAATTCGCCCCAAATTATTTTCAAAGTTTGCCGAATTTAACCAGACGGAAAATCAAAAAAGCCCGATTTTACGGGCTTTGCGTTCGGTTAATCCATGCTAATTCAGGTGCTAAAAGGTGGCAACTAGCATCGAATACTATCGAAAGGCCTTGTTTGACAAGGTTTTTTCTTATTTTTCCCAAATTTCAAGTTGAAGTTAGCCACCCAAAAGAAATTCACTTGGCGACTTGTAGTCCAAGCATTTTTTAGGGTAGTTGTTAATCCAATTTTCGATAAAAGCTACTTCTTTCGGAGTCGTTTTCTTGGTTCCTTTAGGTAACCATCTCCGAATCAATCGATTATGGTTTTCATTTGAACCTCTTTCCCATGAAGAGTAGGGATGTGCATAGTAGATATGTTCCTCAGGAAATACCTCAGACAATCGTTTGAACTCCGAACCATTATCTGCAGTTATTGATAAAATATGATACTCAGCCAATAGTAACCTAAGTGCCTGATTGACAGCTTCAGCAGTTTTACTTGGAATTAATCGTATGATTTGGTGTCTACTTCGTCGGTCGGTTAAGACTAAAAGACACTGATTTTTCGCTCTGGTTAGTAGAACTGTATCAATTTCATAATGACCGTTTTCCAATCGAAGATTGATGACCTCTGGTCGCTCTTCGATTGATTTACCAGCTGGCTTAAAGTTCGGACTAGCTTGCTTCTTGCCACCTTTCCCTTTTCTAGGATAAAGCATGTCCGATTTCTTCAATCCTAAATGACCATTATGAAACCAATAGTAGATGGTTGAAATACCTACTTTCACTTGCTTCTTCTTCACTATCATTTCAGGTGAAAATTTTTGCTTATGATAGTGTAAAATCTTCTCTTTCATTTCTTTCGTTAGGATTATCTTTTTAACCGACCGTTTTCGATTGGAATGGTAAACAGTTTGTGCATAATCAGCAGAATAAACTTTTTTGTAGACCCCTTTTCGCACTTGTTGTAAGGTTGTCCCACGCTTGATTTCATTATGAATCGTTTGAGGCGCCTTTCCTAACAAGCCTGCAATTTCACGATTTGACTTATTTTCAAGTTTCCACCGCTCAATCAAGCGACGGTTATCTATTGTCAAATGTTTCCCTTTTGGGGTATAATGTCCTTGCATCTCTGTGCCTTTCCTTGTGTTTGTGGTGAACAACAAGTATAGCACAGAGGTGTTTTCTTATACCTTAAATCACATTTCATTTGANNCAGCGATAGCTGAGAAGGGCTTAAGTTGTTCAATTCCTATTTGAATATCATTGCGATCAGAGAGAGTTAAGTGTTTGTTTTTCATTGTCAGTTACCAACTTGTCCCAAAGTAAGTTCTACCTTATTTCCTTGTCTCAGTCTAATTTCCAGTTTTTAAGACAGACTAGAACTTACTTTGGGAATTTAGCTCTCTTTATTTTTCTCAATATTTCCAAAAAATCCATTGACTTTTTTTAGAGATATGATATACTAGTCAAGTACTGCTGGTTTAGCTCAGTCGGTAGAGCGCATCCATGGTAAGGATGAGGTCGCCGGTTCAATCCCGGCAACTAGCATAAAATAAGCTGAAAAACCCTTGAAACACAAGGGTTTTTGTTATGTCTGCCCCAAATCTGCCCCAAATTTTTCAAATATCTTTCTGACCTTGTCATTGCTTTTTTCTTTTAATGATTCAAGCTGGTGGGCATAGACTTTGAGTGTGATGTTTAAATTTTCATGTCCTAATAATTGGGAAATGGAAATCAACTCAACACCTTGGGTAATCAAGTATGAAGCATAGGTATGTCTTAATGAGTGTATGTGGACATTTCGCCCAACAATTTTCTTAATAGTCTTATTGGCTGCTGCATTCGAAACGGAAGCAAAAATTCTATTTTGATCATTCTCAATCCAATACTTTTCTTTGTACTCAATCAGCAAATTGATTGTCTGGTCATCAATAGGGACTTTCCTCATCGAGCTACTATTTTTTGTTGGTGCAAAATCAAATGTAGTATTGTAGTTGTAAGTTTTATTGATGTCAATCAATCCATTTTCAAAATCTATATCATCCCAAGTCAATCCAACTGCTTCAGCAAAACGCATACCTGTTACAGCGATTAAGTATATGATTGCATACGAATGATATTTTATCTTTTCTCTTGTCTGTTGGATTAGGTCGATGTACTCCTCCATTTCCAAAAACTTGGTTTCTTTTGCGAATGATTCTACCGACGAGCGTATGATTGCAAAATCGCAGAAGTTCCGCTCAATGATGCCCTCGTGCACCGCCATCTTGACTGCTGCCTTTACTTGATAGTGGAACTTTTCAACTGTTTCTTGGGTGTGTGTGCTGGCAAATTGATTTAGTACCTGTTGATACATGCTATTTGTAATTTCGGTTAACTTTGTATCTTTAAAGTACAACTTGACTTTGCTTGCTGTATGCTGATATTTCTTCCAAGTTACAGGTGTGACATTTGGCTTTTTATGTATCTCAGCCCAGTTGTGATAATAGTCCAAAAATGTTTGTTTATCATCAACAAGGACATTATTGTTAAGCAATCTCTCTGCTTTGCTTGCAGCAGATTGAGCTAATTTCTTAGTAGCAAATCCACCTTTTGATTTTTGCTTAAATGATCCATCGGGAGCCTTATATGAGATACGGTATTCCCATCCGTTATCTCTTTTTCTAAAATATGCCATTGATTTACCCTTTCTTTTTTGATAAAATGGGTATAGTAAAGAGGCCTACTGCAAAGCAGGTTTTTACTATACGGAATTGCCCTACACTCAAGCTTGCCGGCGGAGAGTGTGGGGATTTTTTTGTTTTTTGTAAAGTATTTTTGTTTAAGGTAATTTCCCTGCTTCTTTGATAAGTTTTTTGTTTTGTTGTTTTACTTTGCGTTCTAACTTTTTCAAGTCTTCTGCTGGAGGGAGTTCTTCTGGTTTGATACCACGTTGTCCAAGCATGTTTCGGATAGTTGTATTATTCAAAACGTGTTCATCTGTGATGGATTTTTCGCCATGGAGGTTGTTTTCTTCAACATTGTAATTTGTCATCTCGGTCGCTAGATTTTTTGCTGCGATGGTCAGAGTTGGTAAGAAGTCAGCTAGTGGACGGTTGCTTTTGACACCAAGACGTTCTTTCATTTCCTGCGTGCTATGTCCTCCAAATAGTGCCGTGTCGCCCTTTGACCGAATACGTCCAAATCCTTTGTCGTCAACACCTCTTTCATAAATGTTTTGTGATAGGCGTTTTTCAGATTCTTTGAGTTTACCTCGAGCTTCTGTGCGTTCAATATAGTGGAGTCGTTCCTCAATCAATTCTTGCTTCCTGGTTTGGACTGCGAAATAGGATTGAGCAAAGGCGATCTCTTCTTTGTTGGTGTCACCGTTAATAGCGATGAGGTAACAAGCGTAGCGGGTGAGCATATAGTCTTTTACTGGACGTTCAGAACCACTACCTAGCGGAACCATTTTCGTGACCTCACGAAAATGGTCTGATACCTTGGTATCACTGGTTTCTATGGAGTTCATGGCTCTGTGAATTGCTTTGTGAAAATTCTCCCAGCGTTCGTAACCTAGTAATGGCATGAGGTCACGGGCATACCAGTAGTCGATGGCTTCATCTTCGGTTTGATTAACAATACTGTCGAATTTTTCTTTAGTTTTATAAATTTTTGATTGTTCCATGTTTCTTCCTACCCCTCCCTATACACATCCACCACTTCACCAATGGTGCGCATGTTTTCTGTGAATTGGATGTCGTTGTAGTCTGGGTTGAGGGATTGAAGGCAGTTGCTTTTTAGTTTCTTGACATAATTTTCGCCGTCTACTTGGAAGATGCCGATTTTGTTTAGGTCGACTTGGTCTTTTAATTTGATGAAGAGAAAGTCGCCGTTTTTGATTTTGGGTTCCATGGAGTGTCCGACGACTACTGCGACTGTGTCGTACTTGCTTTTGTCTGGGATTTCGTCTGCGTAGAAGTCTACCATGGTGTCGTAGTCGTCTTCTTGCCAGTAGCCTGTACCTGCGGATACTTTACCTGGTACAGATAGGCTGATACGCTTCCTAGCGTCGTATTCTGCCCGTTTTTCCGAGATGTCAATGATTTTCCCTTGCTCTTCGGCTAGGAGTGTCTCAGAGGTCGCTAGGAGCTTATTCTTGCGTGTGTCATTGAGCTTGGAGTAGTTGGACAAGAGAATGGCTTGTCGTGGGTCGAAATTCTGGAAAGGGATGGAAGAGGTGATTGTGGATTTTTCTTCAATCAAATCTGATTTGTTAATCCCAAAATAATTTGCAAGTAATTCGATTTTTCCAATTCTTGGATATGTAATTCCTTTTATCCAATCTCGTACAGTAGTATATTTTAAATCTAAATCTGCACAGAGTTGGTTTCTATCAACTCCTTTTTTGTCCATATAGTATTTTAGATTCTTCGAGAAAATATCCTTGTTTTCTATTGGCATGTTGTTTTCCTCGCTTTCTAATGAAGATTTTACGGCAAAAACGCAAAAAAATCAAGAAAAAACAAAAAAATTGCGAAAAAAACGCAAAAAAGTATTGACATTGCGGTTAAACCGCAGTATAATATAGTCAAGGTTAAGGAATTAACCGAATCAAAACAAGGAGGAACGGCAAATGGTGGACATACTAAAAAGCCTAGCAGATAACGAGTTAGCAATTCCGATTATCATTCTAGGCTTAGTAAGAGAAGCTCGCTTATGGCACAAACAAGTGCTTGAGCACAAGCGGAACTTACGAAAAAAAGATTAAGAGCTAGGGGCGAAAGCCCCAACCTCTTATTTGAGTATACCACCATTTGCCAAAGAAAGCAATGATCTATTGGTTAGCTGGTTTGTTGGTTTTGTCGTTTGTGATACGGCAGATTGTGAAGTGGAAAAAGAAGAAATAAAGGTGGAAAGGAGGACAAGTTAGTGTCTGAGTTTGATATATTGGATTGAAGTTATAAAAAAACGTACTCTATCTGCTTCATAGAGTACGCTACGGAAATTGTTCTGCTCAAGCTAGAAGCAGTAGCCAACAACACTTCACCGGTATCGTCCCCGGCACTGTAGTTGAAATAGAATTTGATTCTCGATTTTGGATATCCGGTTCCTCGTCACTTTAGCGAGTGACAGCTTGTTTAACTATTTGTGGCGGTCTAGCTAAGACCCCAAAGAGGTTCCAGTCTCCCCTATTAAACCTTGCTAGTCAAGTACGGTAGGCAAAAGGAAAACCTACAAATGAATCCAAATTCTACTGAGACACAGTTCCTTTCAAAAACTCGGACATTAATTTGTCCTCCTTTCATGTTAAGGTAATTTATTATAATATATAAATATTGAGAAATCAATACAAAAAGGAGAAAAAATTGTGGAAAACGATTGAAAAATTACTCAAAGAAAAAGGATTGAATAAAAACCAACTCGCAAGACAAGCTGGTTTGCATCAAAATAGCCTAATTGATCTAAAAATGGGTAGAAAGAAATCCTTGAAGTTTGAGGATGTTGTTAAAATCGCTGATGCTTTGGATGTCAGTCTAGATGAATTTAGAAAGGGGTGAGGGGTATTGAAATGGACGCTAAAAATGTTGCGTGCCAGAGACAATCTTACGCAAAAACAAGCTGGTCAGCTGGTAGGTGTTACTGCTGATACATGGGCAAATTGGGAAAAAGGGAAAACAAATCCAGATGTCAAAACAGCCTATAAAATTGCAGAAAATTTTAGATTGTCTATAGATGACATTATTTTTTTAGACAATGTTGCGGTTTAACCGCACAAAACCAACCAAACTAGAAAGGAGAAGGGGATGAAAGAAATCATTGAAAAACATTTTGAAAATATGGTTGATGAGATTTTGCTTTCGTCAGAAACCTATGAAGAAGCTATTTCAAGCTTGAAAAAGATTTCGGTCCTAGGCATTCATCAGCCAGGCGGTCTTATCAAAAGTTTAGAATTCGCAATCAAGCGTAGAGCTTGTCAGCAAAAAACACCTAATCACAAGGATTAGGTGTGGTAGCATTACACATTCAATCGAATGTGTGCAATTTGTTCGATGTTCACTAAGTGTCTGTAGTCTGTTTTTAACTCTACCAAATCAATGATGTTCTCTTGGTCGGAGTAGGTTTCATAGATTTGGAAGAATGTTATTTTATCGCCATTTGTGAAAGAAATGGTAATAGTATCTACTTCATCTTTTAGTGAATCGATAATAAATTGTTTCATGACTTGACCTCCTTTCCGTGTTGATATGTTCATTATATCACGGGAAGGGAGAAACTAACCGAACTAGAAAGGAGGAGGGGAGCATGGGAATTAAGTCAATGACTGTAACTGTCAAAGTTGCAAACATCGATAAATTTACTGAGTTAAGCAGTAAATTCAGTAAAAAAGCCCGCGAGCTTGAAGAACTAGCTCACGAGCTAAAAACGTTCGACTTTGAAGGCGAAGTTGTATCAATTGATAGCAACTAGTTCAAAAGTAGCATCGTTAGAGAATAGATAAATAGGATATTCTTCTTTTGTTGCAAAATTGAAGAAACCATAACCGAAATTATCTCGTTTAATCTCTGGATTTTTATTGGTAAGAGTTTCAAGGTTGACTTCTGTCAAAAGTTTAAAAATTTGAATTCGAGCTTGTTCGGGATTGGAAACTCTCTGTAAGGCTCTAAGATGTTCTTCAGTTGGGAATGCATTTACTAATTCTTCTCTGTCATCAAGGTAAGTCCTAACATCGTCAAGGTAGCCAAATTTTAGTTTGTAATCAACGAACGAGAGATGGTCAAATTCTTGATATGTATCAAAGGTAACACGCTCACCTTGATATTGATAGACAAGAGTGTCATCTTGAAGCTCTTCTTCGAAGGGAGTGATACCAATCAAAAATTTATGGCAAGCTTCAACGATGCGAATTTGGTTAAGGTTAATGTGCATAAAAGTCTCCTTTTTATTTTTCATTATACAGGAGAAATTAATATATATAATCGGTCTAAAGGAGTATTTTATGAACGAAGATTTTGTTGTCGATATTGCCGATAGGTTATTAGAGAAATCTGCAACTTACGGCGAAGCTATAAAAATTTGTCAACAAGTAGAACATGAGATTAAGTTGAGAGCTTATGAACAGAAAATAGAGGAACACAGATATGAAAATAGCTGAAAAAGTAGTCCGCATCGAATCGGACGCGTATGAATATGTTGTAGATTTTGCTAATGAGCATGATTTGAAAATTGGCGAGGCGGTGAGCATCTTAATTCGCTACTGTGCTTCTAAAGATTTGATAGTCAAGCAGGCTCATGTAGAGGTTGTGGAAGTGCAGAATGTGGTGGAAGAAGATGACTAGCAAACTAATCCAGAACTGGCAAAAGAAAAACTACCAGCTCAGTCAACTGATAGTTGATAGCCTTGAAGGGCTAGATGTGTGGGAGACTGTGGTGGCATTAGGAAAAATCAGAAAGGAAGCGGCATGACAGTATCTAGGGAAATGAATGACTTGGAAATCAAAGTTCTCAATGCTATCAAGAATAGTGCTAGTTACGACTTGCCAATCCAAGCAAGTGAACTACGGCTAATATTCAGCATTTCAAAGCGTAGCTTGGAAGAAGTGGTTGAAAGCTTGCGGGTTAATTTTAATCACCCGATTGTAGCAAAGAAGACTAAGCCAAATGGATATTACCTGCCGAAGTCAGAACAGGAAAGATTAGACGGATTGGCTCCGTATAGGCGACAGATTGAAACAGAGAAGAAAAACCTAGCAGCAATCTTGTCGGTTAACTTGGAAACCTACTGGAATACAACACAAAAAGCCTGACGGCAATCAGGCTCAAATATAAACATACAAGAGGATTATACCATGGACAGTAGATTATTACAAATGGTTGATGAATTCGAATCTGCCTTAATGGATAGAGCGTTAAAGGTCATGCACGTTGTCATGGACGAAAAACGACGATATCCAATGGAACTCAATAAATCGCAATGTGCTGAAATGTTGCTTGGAACAAAGGATACAGGGAGTTTTGATGCACGATTTAATTGTCACAAAGATTTTCCACGTATTCCGAATGCTCGCGAGAAGTACCCTCGTGATGCAGTGATTGAATGGTATCACAATAATTGGCAGAGGACAGCGATATGACAGAAGAATTGATGTTGACAACTGAGCAAGGTTTAGCATTTATTGCTATTTTGACCCCAATCTTAATCTGGCTGATCCGTAAGCCTGTCGAGATAGAAATTGAGGTCAAAGAACCAATTGTGGAAGTAAAGCAACCAGAGCGGAATTTGAGATACTTGCAAATTCGGACATATTACGGAGGATAGAATGAAATTTTGGGACATGATGAAAAAGTTTTTGAGTGTGGATGAAGAGGAATATACCCCTCAAAGCCAACATGAGTTGGAGCGGGAGCTAGCATACGAAAGGTATAGGGTCAAGGAATTTAAGAAATTGGCAGACCTGAAAGAACAGGAATGTATCGGTAAAGCTAAGCTAATCAAAGAACTATATAGACGGATTGAGTATTTAGAGAAGGTTAACAGATGCCAGGCTGAGCTATTGGCAGATAGGGAGGACTGATATGGTCTGGATTGTGGCGAAGAAAACCAAGACCAAGCGTGGTTATAGATTTTACCAAAAACGGTCGTTTGATACTTGGCAGAAGGCTAGAATTTATCAGCAGGACTTGTTTAATAAAGATGTAAATGCTGAGATGTGGGAGGAGAGAGATGGCGAGCGAAATTAAATGGATTAAGATTGTCACAGATATTTTTGATGATGAAAAAATTCTGCTGATTGAGTCCTTGCCAGAAGCTGATACGATTATCGTTGTTTGGTTCAAATTGCTGACATTAGCCGGCAAGCAGAACTACGGTGGTGTTCTTATGATGAATGATCGTGTACATTACACAGACGAAATGTTGTCTACACTATTTCGTAGGCCTTTGAACACTGTTAGAGCAGCGCTTCAAACTTTTGAGCAGTTTGGGATGATTGAGATTATCAATAATGCCATAACTATCCCGAATTGGGAGAAACATCAGAGCGTGGAAAGTATGGAAAGGGTTAGAGAGCAAGCTCGGAAACGCGTTGCAAAACATAGAGAAAAACAAAAAACATTAGCAAATGGTAACGTTACATGTAACGTTACAGTAACGCATAGTAACGCACTAGATAAAGAAGAAGAAATAGATAAAGAAGAAGATATATATAATATATGTCCTATTAAGGAAATCATTGAATACTTAAATTCAGCCACTGGAAAGTCTTATCGTTATCAGTCGAATAGCAACAAGAAAATTATTCAGGCTAGGTGGAACGAGGGTTACAAGTTGGATGATTTCAAAAAGGTCATTGACAACATGGTAGCTAACTGGACAGGTACAGAATGGGAGAAATATCTCCAACCGTCAACTTTGTTCAGAGAGTCGAATTTTGATAAGTATCTGAACATGGTGCCTAGAGCTCCGAAACCAGCACAGACAAATATACCAGCCTGGGCAAATGAAGAAGTTAAGAATGAGCAGACTGAAGAAGGTCAAGTTGTGCTAGCGGATTTGTATGCGGAACTGGAGGCTATGGAAAATGGTAAAACTTAAACATGGTTCCAAAAAAGACAAGCCATTCGTCAGAGAAGTAAAGGTCAGCAGTACTGGGATTGATATTTTTTATGGAAATGAGCGACAGGCTATGCGGTTTGCTAGTCGTGCGGCTGCTATCCATGTTTCTAGGGCTTTGAAAGATTATGGAAATTTTTATTTGATTGAGGAGGACTAATGGACGGTTATTTGAAGTTAGACAAGATGTTGGATTGGCAGGTAGCGAACTATCCACTACGTATGTCTGAAAAAGCTCGCTTGATGGCTCTGTCTGATGATGAGTTTGTGGCGGAGTTGGATCGTATGGCCGAGGAATATCATCGTACAAGATATGGAGGTAGTTGATGGTAGTGCCAGAATTGGAGGAGAAAGCAAATGGAACAATTTAACAACGTAACCAAACCCAAACACTACCAAGGTAAGTATGGTATGGAAGCCTTGGATGTGGTCAAGAATTTTATCTGGGATTTAGCAGGCGAGCGCGCCTACTACTGGGGCAATGTCATCAAATATCTGTTGCGATTTCAGCAGAAGAACGGTGTCGAGGACTTGAAGAAGGCTAGACAACATTTGGATTGGTTGATTGAGGAGATGGAGGAAGTATCTTGAAATTCCTAGACCTATTTGCTGGTATTGGTGGTTTCCGTCTCGGAATGGAACGTGCCGGTCACGAATGTGTCGGTTTTTGCGAGATAGACCAATTCGCCAGAAAGAGTTACAAAGCAATCCATAATACGGAAGGAGAATTTGAATTTCATGACATCACAGCAGTTGCAGATGAGTCTATTCGAGGAATCGGACGTGCGGACGTTATCTGTGGAGGATTTCCGTGCCAGGCTTTCAGCATTGCTGGAAAGCGAGCAGGATTTGAGGATACTAGAGGGACTTTATTCTTTGAGATTGCTAGGTTCGCATCTATTCTCAGACCTAAATATCTATTCCTTGAAAACGTCACAGGACTCCTCAACCACGACAACGGAAATACATTCGAGACCATCCTCGGAGCATTGGATGAACTGGGGTATGATGCGGAATGGCAAGTGTTCAACAGCAAGAATTTTGGAGTCCCCCAAAACAGAGAAAGGGTGTTTATTATCGGACATCTTAGAGGAGCAGGTGGACGAGCGATTTTTCCTTTCGGAGGAGTTGACAAGGAGATTGGTAGCCTACAAGGACAATCAACAAATACCATTACCGCCAGGTACGGAG